ATGAAGGCAGCATTTCTAATCAGATGTTCTACTAAGAACCAAGATTTAAACAGACAGACCAGAGATTTAACTAGGCTGGCTAAATCTATGGGTTATGAATATGACCTAGAGAATTTAGTATATGGTGAAAAGATTACTGGTAAGGATGATGTTACTAAGAAGAATAGGGATTCTATTGATAGATTGCTAAGAGCAGCTAAAGAGCAGAGGTTTGATGTAGTGTTAGTGTCAGAAGTAAGTAGAATGAGCCGTGACCCTGCTTCTGGTCGTATCTATGTGCGTCTACTTATTAATATGAATATACCTGTTTACTTTAAAGATATAGACCTTTGGACTATTAACCCAGAAACAGGTAAGAAGGTAAGGGATGCAGAATTAGTTATCGGTGCAGCCTTTGATGCAGCTTGGAAGTATCTAAAGAGTATGAAAACTCAAATAGCATCTGCTAGAAGGAATGAACTGGATAATAATAGAATCTCTATTGGGCAGCCTTACTTTGGCTATAAGAGATATGAAGGTATTGATAAGAGTAAGAAGAACCAGATAGTAGTTAATGAAGCAGAAGCAGAAGTAGTACAGGCAGTATATAATGAATATCTAAAGGAAGGTGCTACTTTAAAGTCTACAGCATTAGCTATTACTGATAAGTATGGTGAGAAGCTAAATAGGAAATTCTCTTTAGGTACTATCGAACACATTCTTACTTATGAAAGCTATGCTACTGGTATTAAGAAGGTGAATCTTAAAGACCCAGATACTGATGAAGTAGAAGTATTCGATGTTAGTACACCTATTATTATAGATAAGGAGTTATATGAAGCAGCTACTAATAAGAGAAAGAATAATAGGGTAAAGGATGAACCATATCCAAACCAGCAGGTATATCTGTTATCTAAACTGATTAAGTGCCCAGATTGTGGATATACATTAACACCTAGAAGGAAGGCTGGTGAATTTGGTCAGACTTATAGATTAGTAAATGGTAAACCTGCTGTTAGTTGGCTTTGTATGAGTGGTATTAATAATGCTTCTGATTGTACCAGTAGAACATCTATAGCTAATGAAAAGCTAGAGCCTATTATATGGGAATTGGTAAAGAAGGAACTGATAGGCTATGCTAATATGAATGATGAGAAGCGAGAAGAGCAGATTAGAGAATGTGAGGAGAAGATAGAATACCAGAACTATAGTATTCAGAACTTTACTAAGGAGATAGATAAATTAAAGAAAAGACTATCTACAGCCTACCAATTCTCTATTAATGCTGCTGAAATGGCTGGGGATGATGAAGATATGAGAACTATGGCTATGGAAGAATTTAATAGAACCGCTAAGGGTGTTAGGCAGGAAATGAAGAACTTTGAGAAGTCAATAGAGCAGGCTAAAGGTGAATTAGAGAAACTAGTAGATTTAAAGACCTTCTATAGCCAGCCTACCTTACCTAAAGACTATTTAGAACAGATAGAAGGTAACTTCACTGAAAAGCGTAATCTAGTGAAGCAGCTTATTACTAAGATAGTGCCTTATAGAATCACTACCTTTAAGAAGAAGGAAAGGGAAAGCGGTGCTAAAACCTGTAATAAGATGATTACTGTTAAAAATGGTGCTGTACTACTGGAAGTCTATACTATTGGCGGTGTTTACAATGTGTTCTATAATGCTAATAGTAAGTTCCAAGTAAAGACAGCCTACTATGTTCACGGTGAATATGCTACCTTCCAGAATGGTATTAGAAAGTTTCCTGCTTATGATGAAGGTGAGTACTTTGTAATTAGTAATGCTAATATGGTAATGGAAACGGATGATATAGATGAAGTAGTAACAGTGAATGAGTTTGTAGATATAGCTATAGCTAATAACTGGGTTATAGAATACCAGTACCAATAATAAGAAGCCCCAGCCTACCGACTAAAGTAAGCTGGGGTTCTTAATTATTTGCTAGTTCTAATGGTGGACATCTTACCTTTATTTAGTATGATTTGCTTATTCCCATATATAAAAGAATGATAGCCATTACCATAATCAGTATGGTATTCTGGTTCACCGTACATTTGTCTAATCAATTCTGGTGTTACCCTATTATTAATATCTGCTTCTACAAATTCTTTAGCTAATTGTTCCTTTTCCAATTCTATACGCTTTTTAGCAGCTTGTTGGTCTAGTCTATTCTGTTCTTCCTCTTTAGTTATAGCTTCCAGTCTAGCAATTTCTTTAGCCTTTAATTCCTCATTGATAAGGATAAGATTGGAACTAATAAAGATTGGTTCATCTTTGTAGATAGCTTTGTAAACACCGTTTACACAATCACTTACAATTAATAACTGAGTTCCTTTTTTTACTTTAAGACGTTCCCCAGTGGCTTCATTCCTACAATAACCATTATTAGTAACTGTAGTAGTAATCTGGGCATAGCTAGTAGAAATGCTGAATATAACAAATAACAACAGTAATAATTTCTTCATAATCAATAATTTTATAGTTTGAGCAAATATAGTTAATTCATCTTAGACCACCTACCATTTACTAAGGTAAATCTTTGAGCCTTATTAGAAGGAATCATAATAACCTTCTTATAGTAGTTACCGTTATCGGCTGCTGTAGTAGTCGGACAGTATTTATAATCTATAGTACCATAGTTCTTGATAGTACTGGTACTATACCAATAGGCATTAACTTTAGTTCCATCTGTAAAGAAGTTAATGTAGTATGCTGTATCTGACTGGCTATCTTTCTTATCCTTCACTAAGGACTTATATTTAGATACTTCCATTAAATGAGTATCATAGCCTTCATACTTAATATCTCTTACCTTTATTTCGGCTACTACCTTCTTATCCTTATAAGTAAAATAGTAGTCCACTGGTGCATATTTATCTTCTGTAGGATGCAGATTAGTAGCACCCACTTGTATTAAAAATGATTCTATTAGTTTCCTTCCATTTAGTTCTAATTCATCAAATTTGTCCATTTAAGCTAGTAGTTTGTACTAGCCTGTATTCCATTATACATAAATCATTAGCCATTCACATTAACCATATACCATTTACAGGCTAATGGGTTATTCTTCCTTAGCAGGTTCTTCTTTAGTTTGTAAATCCTGCTGTACCATCTGTAACAGTCCAGCCACATCTTTATAAGGCTGCTGGACTAAGTAGTTAATAATTGCGTTAATAGTTTGTTCTGACATACGTTTCATTCACTTAGTATATTTAATGCTTCATCTGATTCTGCTATAATCGGCTTTCCTTCTTCATCTACCCACATATCTATCATAATTAATAGATGTAATTATTCTATCTGCTTCTTCTGTGATATGTTGTTTAATCTCATTTACTACAGTCCTAATAAGGAAATACATTAGAACTGCTAAGAATGTTAGTAATACATAGGTTGTAAACATAGTATATATAATTTAAGTAGTTAATAATCAAAGTAAAGTAAGGCTATCTTCACAGACCGCCTTACAATGCTTACGAATGAATAACGAAGTTAGTTATAAAATAAATAATCTATGTAGTAAGGTAATCTATAAGGAAAATCTTTGTATTAGAAGCATCTGTAGTATTATTACTTTGATTAGTAGTAAAATAGAACTAAATTACTCACTAACCAGAATGATAAAGTCATTCCTATTTAACTCTTTATCATATTACAAATTTAATAATAATATTTTACATATCAAAACTAAATTACAATAATTTTAATATTTCATTTAAACACTATCTTAGGTCTGTAAACTATGAATCCTTTTGTTACTTTGCTATCAATTCTCTTAGTAGATGCTTCACAATCAAACCAATTAGTTAAGTCGGTAGCTTTGACTTTATCTATAATACCTACAGTATTATATGCTTCACTTATCCAGCCTTTAATATCAGCACTACTATAGAATCCTGTTTTAATTCTCTTACCTAGTATTTGTGCTACTTTAGTATCTTTGTTCTTATCGGATTCCCAGTTAATTAAAGCTGCTTCTACTGCTGATTTTGAATATCTAAGGCTTCTAACCTTATCTACACCTAATCTATGATAAGCATTAACTATTAAAGGCTGTATCTTAGCTAAAGTATCAGTTTCTGTAGTAATCACCATCTTACTAATAAGTTCTGCATATCTAAGGAAAGCATCTTTAAAGGACATCTTCTTACCAGCCTTCTTCATTGAATCAGTAATCTTTTCTACAGTAATATCAGTAGTAAGCATATCATTCTTATTATATGCACTTCTAAGTGCTATACCATCTTTATAAATAGACTGTTCTAATCTGAATGTAAATAGGTCTAGCTTCACTAACATATCATTTACAAAGTAATTACCTTCCTTATCCTGCATTACATACTGACTATTAAGCATCTTCTTAGCCATTTCTTTAGCTTTGTCGCTGCTGTTATTGATAGCACTAATAATTTCATTAGCACCTTCTATATTATCATTAGTACGTTTTACCATATCTTCATAAGTAATATCCAGTTCTATATTTCTGTTTCCTGTAGTATTAAAGATATGTACCAGTAAGTTTCTAAAGGGATTTGATTCAGTTCTAATTCTACCTGCTATCTGGTATATATCAGTAGAAATATCCAGCAGGGTATTAGTATTAGTACTATTACTAACTACAAAGCATAAAGCCGAATCACTAAAGTAATCTGCACCTTCAAAGGATTTACTAGTAATGAAGGTAAACGGCTTATTCTCACTTCTGCTATTAGTAATGGTATATCCTGCTAATTTGGCTCTATTACTTTCATTATCTGCACATACTATCTTTACTTCTTCATTACTAAGGTCACAGTATTGTAAGATGGATGCTATATCTGTAACCGAATTTATAAAGAAGAAGGCTTCATAGCTTCTATTACCATTTATTTCTATAAACCCATCTTTCTTATAAGCATTGATATAGTTAGCAGCCTTAATATATGGCTTATTAGTTAAGTCCAGTTTAACTATCATTGTATCAGTTTCATCCCAAACAGCTTCTATTTCTTCTACATCTGCTAAACAGCCAGGTTTAAAATCGGCTTGAATAGGAGTAGCTGACATAAAGCAGAATGATTTGTAGCTTCTAAAGGTACTTAATACACCATCTATAGCCTTACTTCTGTAGCTATAAGCCTTTAGTAAGATGTGATATTCATCTACCAGTAACCTGTAATCAGTTGGTTCTAAGTATTCAGCTAATTTACCTATCTTATCATAAGTACACATAATCTTCTTAGTTCCTTTACCTTCTGCATATTTCTTTAATTCCTTCTTTACTGAATAAGAGAATACACCGAATAAGCCGAATACAGTTTGCTCTTTACCATCATAGTTAGTAATAGTGGCTACACCAGCTTCACTAAGACCAGTCTTATTAGTAATAAGTTCGGTAGTGGGTACTGCTATTACATAGTTTTCATTATTGAAAAGAACTATAGTAGTTCCACCACAACCAGTAACAACTTTATTAAAGATGCAGTTATAAGGTAAATCTGATAGGTTTAAATAGCCATTGCTTGAATTGATTGATAATGTTTTCATAATAATAAGTTTAGATTAGTTTGTAAAGAATCTGGAGTTTAGAAGCATCTGGAGTTTGAATTATGGGTGTGACCATTTTTGGGTATTCTTTCTATAGAAGATTGAGGTTTTGCTACCAAATATTGGTCACTAGTTTAGTATCTCTAAAGTTTGAATAATTTGGTTACGCTATCTGGGTAAGTAGAAATCTGAATAGATGTATATCTGTAGCAAATAATTTAAGTTTGAGTATGTAACTTTTTTAGTAGTCTTAAAGGTATAATTTGCAAATTTTGGTTACACTTGAAATAAAATAATAAGCGTATCACTACGCTTACTATTCTACGCTTAACTAACCCAAACTTAAAATTATGGTGAATAATTAACAATCAGTACCTAAAATATGCTCAAAAGGTACTTATGGTAATAACTTTGTGATTCTTATATTTAGTATTAGTAGCGGGGCTGGGAATCGAACCCAGAGCATTAGGTTATGAGCCTAATATGCTACCATTGCACCACCCCACATATAAAATAAAACTTTAGGAATAATTTAAGTGGAAGAACTGGCTAATCAGCTAGCCAGTCCACTTAGAAAATCGAATTAAAATCTATGTTTCAGTATGATAGTTTCCTTCATTTATTGTAATACAAAGATAGTGAAAGATTTTGACATACGCAAATTAATTGTAACAAATTTTAAAATTTGTATTGAGGATGCTATAACAGCTATATTCTTGTGTTACAGTATGCAAAGTGATGGATGAATGAACTTAAAGTAAAGTTTCTTATCGCTTCTTTCCACTAGACCAGCTTCTAAAGCTGAATATACTGTATTATGTTGTACCCCTATTTCGTGAACTATTCTATTCAGAGATAAATCTACTATATTGGATGCTATTCGTGACCAGCATTTGAATCGGATTAAGAAGCCGATAACATTTCTATCTACATCTGCATCTAATAGGCTGCTATCTATGGTTACAAAGAACTTGGTAGGTTCTGTGTAGCTATACTTATTGCTGCATCCAGTTCTATCTATTGTTAGGTTGGCTACTTCTTCAAACTTCTTTAGATGGTTAAAGATGGTAGTTTCACTAACACCTGTTATTCTTACTATATCTTTAATAGTACTATCTGGATTCTTACTAATGGCTACTAATGTGCAGAAGTAAGTAAATGCTTCATTATTGGTTAATGCTTGTAATACTGGTATGCTTAATTTAATGTTCATAGTGATGTTCTTTTGCGTGGCACTCTTTACAAATAGACATAAGGTTATTAAAGTCAAATGCTTTGGCTAGTCTTTTAGTGCCAGTATAATTCATAAAGGAATCTATGTGGTGAATATCTTCTGCTGGCTTAATAATGCCTTTGGCTAAACAGAGTTCACATAATGGCTGCTGCATTAGCTTAGCTAGTCTTAATTCCTTCCATTTGGTAGATTGGTATATCTTCTGTCTTTCTTCCCTGTTAAATGTTCTGGAAGGCTGCTTATTCGGTTTCTTTAGGTATGGCATATAGTTCTGCTGGTATTATGTATTCACCTTCTTCATTCTGTACTTCCAATGGTGCTAATTTACTATTCATTGTATAGCTGGACTTCTTAGTATAGCATCTTATAGTATTGAATTGTACTCTTAGTAATGCTAATACAGATTCTTCTGTTACATCTTCCAGTCCTACTTCCATACATCTTATTACTGCTTTCTGTAGGAAATCTTCTACAGTCTGGGACATATAGATAGTATCTTTATAGTATGTAGTGTATTGCTTTACTAATTCGGAATAATGCTTAGCTATTATATTAGCTATCTTAGAAGCATTTCTATGAAGTGGCTTATCTATTACTGTATTGTAGCTGTACTGGTCATATTGTGGCTTCCAGTTAATTATCTTATCTGCTGTTTCTGTATCAATGTGAAATAATGCTGCTGCTTTGTCTAGTCCGTAATCATATATATACTGTAGAAGGACTGATTTAGGTGGTCTTTCCATTCTTGAATTTAATGTACTGGTTAATGGTTTCCCTGTTATAATTGAAGAAGTCCTTTAGTATGGCTTCTATCAGTGGTGCTTTATCTGATTTATGGTTAGTATGTTCATCTATAATATCAATATTTCTATTAAAGAAATCTGCTATTATCAATCTTAGTAGTTTAGACCTGTCTTTGCCTAATAATTGCTGTAGTTCCGTTAGTAGCAGGTCAGTATTTAGGTCTATTTTAGTTTTAATTTCTATTGGGTAATTACATCTTCTTTCCATAGTTTAGTCTTTAATTGTATTACAAATTTACTAATACTTTAATGGACTTCCAAATAAATAATTTACATTCTTTAATAATTGTATTATAGTGATTATAAGCCTATTAAAGCCGTTGTATAGCTTTATAAATTATAAAAATTAAATAGACTATAATATGATAAATTACACTATTCCAAAGGACATTGAAAAGGATGCTAAGGTATATATGCAAAATGTACTGGAACAGCTAGATAATACTGGTATGTTGGAGAATGTGGATAGTGCAGCTTTAACGATGCTGGCTAGAAACTACAGTATGTTCATTAAGGCATCTAAACAACTAGAAGATGAAGGTTTGACTGTTACCAGTGATAGAGGTAACATAGCACCACACCCAGCTATTAAGATTGCTAAAGATGCTCAAACACAAGCTATGAAAGTTATGCTGGAGTTCGGACTAACAGCCAAGGCTAGAACTAAATTGCCTAAAGTAGAACAGGACGGATATAACCCATTTGAGCAGTTTATAAAGGAAGGAAAGGAAACTAGATAATGGCTAAAAGAAAAAAGAAGGTCTATATAGCATCCTGTTCTTTCGGTAAAGATAGTATCGCTACAATTCTTTTAGCATTAGAGAATAGAGAACCATTGCACAAAGTAGTATTTGCGGAAGTTATGTATGATAAAGAAAATGGTATTAGTGCAGAATATCCAGAACACATTAAATGGGTTTATGAAGTAGCTATTCCCAAGCTGAGAGAGATGGGAATAAAGGTAGATGTAGTGAAGGATGAATTTGACTATCTGTACTACTTTTATAAGAAAACACAAAGGGGGAAAAGAGTCGGCAAACATTATGGTTATCCTATGGCTGGGAAATGTAAAATAAACATTCTGAAACTTAGACCTATAAGAGAGTATCTTAAACAGTTTGAAGGGAAAGAAGTTATACAATATATTGGCATTGCTAAAGATGAAACTAGAAGGCTACAAAGGCTGGATGGCACACATATATCTTTATTAGATAAATATGGATACACAGAAGCTATGGCTATAGAAAAATGCAAAGAATATGGCTTGCTTTCCCCAGTCTATGAATATATAAAAAGAAGCGGATGCTGGTTCTGTCCTAACAATACTATCAAAGAGTTTGCCGAGTTTAAAAGAAGGCATACGGAACTATGGGACAGCCTAGTTAAACTTAGAGATACGCCCAATTTATGTAGTACAGGTTTTAAATACAAGACCACTATAAAAGAAATCGAAGAACAAATAAACATTATTAATAATGAATACCAAACTTTACTATGAATACTGTAGTAAGGTTCTTAATGGTGAAATAATAGCAGGGGAAACTATTAAGCTGGCTTGTAAGAGATTCCAGAATGACCTGCAAAGGGATGATTTGGAATTTAAAGAGGATAAGGTAGATAGAGCCATTCTATTCATTAGCACATTGAAGCATTATACAGGTAGACATTCTGGTAAACCATTCACCTTAGAAGGATGGCAGCAGTTTATAATAGCTAATATAGTTGGGTTCTACTGGAAGGGAACTACTACCAGAAGATATACTAGCAGCTATATAGAAGTAAGTAGGAAGCAGGGTAAGACAGCTTTGGCTGCTGCTTTATGCTTGTATTATTTAATAGCTGATGGTGAAGATGGTGCAGAAGTATTACTGGCTGCTAATAGTAAAGAGCAGGCTAAGATAGCCTTTGATATGTGTAGCAAGTTTAGTAGGGGATTGGATTCTAAAGGTAAGTATCTTACAGCCTATAGAGCTGATATTCTGTTTAACCTTACTAATTCCAAGTTGAAAGTATTGGCTGCTGATGATAGTAAGCTGGATGGATTTAATGCCAGCTTTGGTTTATTGGATGAATATCACGCTGCTAAGAATAGTAAAGTACGTGATGTTATTAAGTCTAGTATGGGGATGAGAATGAATCCACATCTTTGTACTATTACTACTGCTGGCTTCGATAAAACTTTACCCTGTTATCAATTAAGAACCGTAGCTATAGAAGTACTTAATGGCTTAAAGGTAGATGATGAAATGTTTATAGCTATCTATTCTTTAGATGCTGATGATAATTGGAGAGATGAAAAGAACTGGGTTAAATGTGCGCCAAACTTGGATATTACAGTAACTTCCAAATACATTAGGGGACAGGTACAGCAAGCTATTAATAACCCTGCTGATGAGGTTGGGGTAAAGACTAAGACTTTGAATCTATGGTGTGACAGTTCTAATGTATGGCTACCAGAGGACTATATTATTAAGTGCAGTCAGGAAGTAAACCTTAATAAGTTTGCTGGTATGGATTGCTATGTAGGTGTGGATTTAGCTGCTACTTCGGATTTAACTGCTGTAGCTTACTTAGTAGTACAGGATGGTACTTACTACTTCAAAACACATTACTATCTTCCAGAATCGGCATTAAAGGATAAGGCAGATAAGGAACTTTACAAATACTGGAAGCAGCAGGGGTATCTTACTGTTACCAGTGGTAATGTTACCGATTATGACTATATAACTACTGATATGCTTAGATATGCTGATGTAGTTAATATCCAGTCTGTAGGATATGATAAGTATAATGCTACACAATGGGCTATAGATTCTACAGAGCAGGGATTACCATTAGAAGAATATCCACAAACACTAGGTAACTTTAATATGCCTACTAGAGAATTGGAAAGGCTGATACTATCTGGTAAGGCAGTTATTGATAACAATGAAATAAATAGGTACTGCTTTAGAAATGTTACTTTGAAGTCTGATTATAATGGTAATGTTAAACCGAATAAGGCAGTAGATAAGAAGAAGATAGATGGAACTATAGCAATGATACAGGCTTTAGGTATGTATCTGAGAACACCACATTACACAAATGAAATACTGACTATTTAATGGGAATTTTTACTAATTGGTTTAAAAAGAAAGAACCAGAGCAGGAAACCAGAGGGTTATTCTGTGATTCCTTAATGTATAATATGAATGGCAGCTATACCACTAATAAGGCTATGTTATTATCTACAGTCTACAGGTGTGTAGATGTTATTAGTGATGCAGTAGCACAGCTTCCGTTAGAGCCATATTATATTACTGATTCTGGTTATAAAGAAAAGTTTATTAAGCATCCTACCTACTACTTACTGAACAAAGAGCCGAACAATAAGATGAGCAGGTTTACTTTCATAAAGACTTTGATAGTAAGTACACTGCTTAAAGGTAATGGATATGCTTATATAGAAAGAGATGCTAAAGGAGATGCAGTAGCACTTCATTATTTACAGCCAGATTATGTTACTATTACTGAACAGAAGGACGGAATTAGATATAGTGTTGTAGGTATTAAAGGACTTGTAGAGCCTTGCAATATGATTCATATACTGAACTTTAGTTATGATGGTATTACTGGAATCAGTACTTTACAACACGCCAGACAGACTTTAGGACTGGCTACAGATTCTGAATCACACGCACAAGGATTCTTTAAAGGTGGTGCTAATCTGGCTGGTATTCTTAAAGTACAATCTACTTTAACTGGTAAGCAGAAGGTAGATTTAAAAACTAGCTGGCAGACTGCTTTTAGTCCTACTACTGGTACACCTAATGGTGTGGCTGTATTAGAAGGTAATATGGACTTTCAACCTATTACAGTGAATCCTGCTGATGCACAACTATTAGAAACCAGACAGTTTAATGTAATTGATATATGCAGGTTCTTCGGAGTATCACCAGTTAAAGCATTTGACTTATCCAAGAGCAGTTATAGTACTGTTGAGGCTACCCAGCTAGCTTTTCTTACTGATACATTATCACCATTACTAGAGAAGATAGAATTAGAGTTTGAAAGGAAGCTGTATAAGCCTTCTGAAAGAAGTAGAATAGATGTAAGATTTGATACTTCTGTATTACTAAGAGCAGACAAGCAGTCTTTAGCAAACTATTACAATACACTATTTAATATCGGTGTGGTTAGTGCCAATGAGATTAGAAAGCAGTTGGATTTACCTGCTATAGATGGTGGGGATTCTCACTTTATACAGGTTAATCTAATGGAGATTAAAAATGCTGCTAATAACATTCCATCTAATAACAATATAATCAATGATACAGACAATTTACAAGGGAACTGACTTAGTATTCAATATTAAGTTGGAAGATAAGGACGGTATTCCCTTTAGGGTAAGAAACACTTCTGAATTTATACTTAGACTTTACACCACAAACCCAGCAGAGTTTATAGAATGTAGTTTTAAAGGTGGTGATTTGACTGGTATAGTAGAAGAAGATAGAATAGATAAGGCGGTTATTAATTCATCTGACCTAGATAAGCTACAATCTGGACTAATCTATTACAGCTACAGCTTTAAAAGTCCTAATGCTATGTTTAATGATGCTTATTATGATGAGGTAGTTAAAGGGCAGACTAATTATTATTTGAAGTAATGGAACTACAGAGAGCAACTAAAGAAGCTGTATTAGAACTGGATAGAATCAGTGCCAAGATTGGTAGTACAGTTAATGCTGTATGGGGAACTATAGAAGGTGATATTACTAAGCAAACCGATTTACAGGATGAACTAAAGAAGGTAAAGGATAGTATTCCTACTAAAGTTCCTGCTGATGGCGGTAATGCTGATACTGTAAACGGACATACAGTAGAATGTGATGTACCTGCTAATGCTAAGTTTACTGATACTGTTTATGATGATTCTGATATTAGAGAAGCTGTCAATGTTAAAGTAGATAAAGTGGAAGGCAAACAGTTATCTACTAATGACTATACAACACCAGAGAAAGAAAAACTAGCTAGTCTTAGTAACTATGATGATTCTGCATTAAGAAAGTATGTTGAATCCTTAGAGGAACAGAACAGACTGCTTAAAGAGCAAGTAGCAGCATTACAGAATCAGATAGATAATACTGGTTGGATTCTATTAGAATAATAACAACACTATGAGAGAACTAAGAAACTGTAATGAAATTGTAAAGATGGATTCCAGAACAGTAGAAGGCTATGCTTTAGTATTCGGTAAGCAATCTAGGGATTTAGGTGGCTTTATTGAAGTAATAGAACCTACAGCCTTAGAAGGTATATTAGAAAAGTCTGATATACTTTGTTTACTGAATCATAATGAGGACAGAGGTATATTAGCCAGGTCTAAATACGGTACTGGAAGCCTAGAACTTTCTATAGATGATATTGGGCTTAAATACAGGTTTGAAGCACCTAACACTGCTTTAGGTGATGAACTGTTAGAAGGTCTTAGAAGGGGAGATATTAGTACTTCTTCATTCGCCTTTACTATCGGTAAAGATACTTGGACTAAGAAGGAAGATGGTAGTTATTTAAGAACTATCAATAGCTTCAAAGAATTATTCGATGTATCACCTGTATATAAAGAAGCATATCCAGATACATCTGTAGCATTAAGAAAGATGCAGGATTTAGAGAGCGAGGATTTAAAAGATTACTTCGCTGGACTTAGGAGTAAGTTAAACTAATGAACACCTTAGAACTACTGGACAAAAAGGAACTGCTTAAAAAGAGAGCAGAGGAAATTATATCTGGTGCAGAGAAGGAAGTAAGGAAGTTAAATGCTGGCGAGCAGGTAGAACTTGATGCACTTACTAAAGAAGTGTCAGATATAGATATTCAGATTAGGAAGATTGAAGAAGATAACCTTAAACAAACAACACATACAACTAATACTATGAAGGAAAAGTTTTCACTTTTAAAGGCTATCAATGATGTAGCCAATAACAGACAATTAGATGAGAGAGCACAGGAAGTAGTAGGTGCTGGTATCGCTGAAATGAGAAAGGCAGGTCAATCTTATAGCGGACAGATTGTACTTCCTATTGAAGAAAGAGCAAATATACAGGCTACTGTAGCTACAGCAGGGCAGGAGAATGTAGCAGAAGATAAGTTAGGTATTCTAGAACCATTGAGAGCAAGTTTAGTATTGGCACAGGCTGGTGCTTCTTATATGACTGGACTTATAGGTAATGTTTCTATTCCTGTTTATTCTGGTTCAAATGTAGGCTGGGCTGGTGAAGTCGCTGCTGCTTCTGATGGTGCAGGTACTTTCAGTGAAGTAAACCTAGAGCCTAAAAGACTTACTGCTTATATTGACGTATCTAAGCAATTCTTAATTCAAGATTCTAATAGTGCAGAAGAAATGCTAAAGAGAGATATTGTAGCAGCTATTTCTAATAAGTTGGAAGCTACTATTTTGGGTACTGCTGCTGGTTCTGCTACACAACCTGCTGGTATGCTTAACGGTGTAACTGCTGATACTGCTGCTGTTACTTATGCGGACTTTGTAAATATGGAAGCTACATTAGGTGAGAAGAATGTAAGAGGTGATATTAAGTTTATTGTTTCACCTTCTGCCAAGGCTGTATTAAAATCTACTGCAAAGAATCAAAATTCTTTCATAATGGAAGGTAATGAGGTAAACGGTTATCCAGTTCTTTGTACTTCTGCTGTTGCAGGTAAGGGTATTGTTTATGGTAATTTCGCTGATTTGGTTATCGGTCAATGGGGTGGAATTGATTTAACTGTAGACCCATATACACAGGCTGCTAACGGTAAGGTAAGACTTGTTATCAATGCTTACTTTGATGCTAAGCCTAGAAGAGCAGAAGCATTTGTTAAGAAGGTTCTTAAAGCCTAATTATAGTCTATTGATAAGTAGTAAGCTATGTATATAACTTTAGAACAAGCAAAGAAACACCTGCTAGTAGATGAGGATTTTAGGGCAGATGATATGTACATTCTGGACTTAATAGCTGTAGCAGAGGATTCGGTATCTAAACATTTAGACATAGCTTTAGATGAATTAGAAACAGGTGGTACTTTACCACCTGCTATAATTCACGCTATGTTACTAATGATAGGTAACTTATATGCTAATAGAGAGCCTGTAGCATTTGGTTCGGTAGTTAAACTGCCTTATAGTTATGAATACCTTATAGGACTTTATAAACACTATGAAATAAAATGAGGGCAGGACTATTAAATTATCCAATTACCATACAAGAACCTATAACACTAAAAGATGTATATGGGGCTAATGGTATAGACTGGAAGGATGCTATAAGTACCAGAGCGCAGGTTACTTATAATTCTGGGAACAGACAGAACCAGAATAATGAAATAATCCACTGCTATACAGTTACCTTTACTATAAGGCTATATCACAAAGTTAATGAGCAAATGCGAATTATCTGGAATGGCAATAAGTACAGGATTCTTAGTATTAACCGAGAATTATATAAGCAATCAATAACCATAGTAACTGAATTGATAAATGAATAATATAGAAGTAGATGCCAGACAGGTTACTTCTATGTTTGCAGATTTGACAAGCAGGCAGCAAAGGCAGGTTTATAGAAGTGCTTTAAGAAAGGGTGCTGGTATCTTAGTCGGTGAAACTAAAAGACAGCTAAGGCAGACTTTAGGCAGAGCAGCTTCTAGTAGAAACTGGTGGAATGGTAAGACCTTAATAAGTGGAATCAAAGCTAATGCTGATAGAAACGGAGAAGAAGCTAAAGTACATATTATGGGTGACTTTAGATTGAAGTTCTTTGAACTGGGCACTAGAGTTAGAAGAACCACTGGTAGTAATACTGCATCTGTTAGAGGTCGGAATCCTATTAGAAGGCAGAGAGCAGCAGCCAATAGAGGTAGTATTAATGCAGCACATTTCTTTAGAACAGCTAAAGCCAATAAGGAAAGGGAAATCTTTGATAATATGGATAACCTTATAAGCCAGTCAATTCAGAGAATAGCTAATAGGAACAGACGATGAGTTTACAAGTAGGTAAAGCTATCTATAATATCCTTAGTAATGATGCAAAGGTTATAGATAGTGTAGGACATAAAATTTACCCTTTAATAGCTGATACTGGTACTACATTCCCATTCATTGTTTATAGAAGAACAAGTATAGAACCATCTGATAGTAAGGATAGATTTATATATAGTGAAGATACTTATGTGGAAGTGGTTATAGCTTCTGATAAGTACAATGAATCTATAGAAATTGCTGATTTGGTAAAGGATGCCTTACAAGGTAAGAAGGGTAACTATTCTGGTATTAACATACACGATATTAGAATGACAAATGCAGATGAGGATTACATAGAAGATACATTCATTCAGAACCTTACATTCAATATAAAGACAAATGGCAGGACAAGTAATTAATGGTGGTGATTTGATGCTGTTTATAGATGGTAAATCTATAGCATTTGCAACAAGCCACAAACTAAGTATAAACGTAGAAACAGTAGAAACCACTTCTAAGGATAGTGGTGGCAAATGGGTGTCTAAAGCAGCCAGAAAGATTAGCTGGAACTGTAGTACCGAGAACCTTTATTCTAATGACGGTGAAGGTATGACTTTTGACCAGTTATTTGATAAGTTGACAGCTAGAACACCTATTGAAGCTGTATTCTGCTTAGAGAAAGATTATGCAGCAAAGAAGGATGAAGTACCCGAAGGCGGTTGGTTGCCTTCTACTACTGGTACATATTCTGGCAAAGTGATTATCACAGCTTTGGAAGCCAATGCACCTAACGGAGATAATGCAACATTCACAGCATCATTTGAAGGTGTGGGAGCACTTGCAAAGACTGCTACAGCTTAATATAGAGCCTTTATATCTCTAGGTTATGGAGGTGTAAAGGCTTTCTTTTTAAATACTTATTGATATGACTATTAAAGGACAAAACTACAAACTGAAATATACACTTAGAGCCTTATTCATCTATGAACAGATTACAGGTAAGGCATTTGAGCTAAAGACTATTACAGATGAATATCTATTCTTCTACTGTGTCTTAATGGCTAATAATCCAGACAGTTCACTAACCTTTGAGGAACTGATAGAAGCCATAGATGAAGATATGGGTATTATGGTAGAGTTCCAGAACTTCTTAAAGAAGGAACTGGAGAAGCAGCAGCTATTCATTATTAATAATACGGATGCTAAAAAAAAGTCCTAACCACTAAGGAGATATATTCAGCCTTAGTAATAGAAAGTGGACTAGACCCAGAATATGTACTAGATAAGATGCAGATGTATGAGTTAGAACCATTGATTAGCAATCTACATAGGAAGGACAGAAATAGCTGGGAACAGGCTAGAATGGTGGCTTATGTTATTGCACAATGTAACAGTACCAAGAAATTAAAGCCTACTGATATAATACAGTTTACTTGGGACAATGATACTACAGGGGAAACATCTATTAGTAATGAAGATATTAAGAGATTGAAAGAGAAAGCTAAACAATATACAACACATAATTAAATATGGCTGATTTAGTAACCAGACTATTATTAAATAGTAGTCAATTTGATAACAATATAAGACAGTCCACACAACAAGTACAGCAGTTTCAGCAGGTAGGAAGGAATATCACAGCCACTATAGGAAGGTTCGCTGGTGCTTTAGGTCTGGCTATGACTGCTGGGGAAGCATTTAACAAATGGGCACATAGTTCACAGGCTTTAGGAGATGAATGGGACAATACTATAAATGCCTGTAAAGGTACTATAGATGTATTCTTTCAATCTCTTAGTAATGGTGACTGGAGTGCATTCCAAGACGGTTTGTTTTCTACTATTAAAGGCTTAAAGGAACTTAGTGCTTTAAGGGATAGTTTGGCTGATGCTAAACTGACTATGGATTTTAACACTAAGAGATTTGAAGCCCAGTTTACAGAACTGGAAGCTATTATAAGGGATAAAACAAAAAGTTTGGAAGAACGTAAGAAGGCTTTTGAACAGCTACAGACATTAAAGGCTGATTATAGGATAGATATTACAGATGTGTCTGCTGGTAATGACGAAGCACTTATTAAGTCTTTGGAAACACAATATAAGGGGTATGGATGGACTACTAAAGATGTGGAGAAATACTTATCCTTATATAACAATGACTTTTCAAGCAGACCAGAGAAGCAGGCTTTGGATGCTTATAAGAATGATTTAGCAAAGTTAGAAAGCCAACAATACAGTTACAATACTTATGGTACTACATTTGGTGCTTTTACTACTAGAATAGAAAATAAGGATATAACAGAAAAGATAAAGCTGTTAAAACAGCAGAATAAGGAACTGGAGAAGATGAGAATCCTTAATAATGATGATGATAAGGATAGGCAGCAGATGTTAAAGGATTATGAATACAGTTATGACCTTAGAAAGAGGGCTGCTGACTTTGATAAACGCACACTGGAATTACAATCGGCATTATCTTCAACTAGTACGGGTGGTAGTAGTAACAGAACCAGTATTCCAGAAGGTTCATTGGCTGATATTAATAACAGACTTTCATTGTTAAATAAACAGTTGACATTGGAGATAAGCCCAGAAAGCAGAATCAGACTATATAAGGAAATTCAAGACCTTACTGAACAGAAGAGGGTAATAGAGTTCCAGTACAAATATCCTAATGCACCTAATGTAAAGCTGGATGATGAAAGAGGTAGTTTAGCTGATATGGCTAGGAAGCCAGAAATTCCTACTTCACTTCCTAAGTTTAGTAGCCCTATTACTAATAAGAATATCAAACTGAATAATGAGTATGCACAAAGTTTAGGTGCAATAGCTTCTATTATGGGTTCTGTAACCAATATGACCAATGAAGGTGCAGCAGCTTGGTTAAGTTGGGGTGCTAATTTGATTAGTGCTGTAGCAGCAGCTATCCCACAAATTGTAGCATTAACTACAGCCAAGAAAGGTGAAGCTATTGCCAGTGGTGTAGCCAGTGCAGCCCAAACACCGTTTGTAGGTTGGCTGTTGGCAGGTGCAGCAGCAGCGGCTGTAGTAGCAGCTTTGGCTAGTATTCCTTCCTTTAGTACTGGTGGTATATTTGCTGGTAATAGTACTATTGGAGATATGAACCTAGCTAGGGTAAATGCTGGTGAAATGATTCTTAATAACAGACAGCAAAGGAATCTATTTAACCTGCTTAATGGTAATGGGGTTATAGGTTCTGCTGGCGGTGGTCAGGTAGAGTTTAAGATTAAAGGTAAGGAACTTGTAGGAGTTCTAGCCAATTACAATAACAAAACAGCTAAAGTAAGATGAAATATACAGTACAATTCTATGATATAAATGAGAAGCTATACACATTGGAAATAGGTTCTGGAGAAGTGCAGAACATTACTTTATCTGCTACACCATTCATAACCGAGTTAGAAACTTCTGATTCACATTTATATAAACCTTGCAAGTATAGCAGTGCTACTATAGGAATGATTACAGACGATTATAAGTTTGATTTGTATAGTAGTACAGCACAACAGAATAAGGTAGTTCTTAGTGATGCTGATGGTATTGTATGGGTTGGGTATGTTACACCCAATCTATACAGCCAAGGTTATGAAAATGAATTAGAAGAAATAGAGGTAGAAGCCATAGATGCACTTAGTACATTGCAGTATTATAAGTACACCACTATAGGCAGTAAGAAAGATATAGTTTCATTTATCCAGATTATAAACTATCTGCTTAGTAAATGTAATGCTTATAGTTCCTTCTATATTTCGGATAATACACAATTAAATGCTACATCTGACTTTTGTCTACCTAGTAAGATGTATATCAGTGAACAGAACTTCTTTGATGAAGATGATGAACCTATGACTATGCAGGAAGTACTGGAAGAAGTTTGTAAATACCTTAATGTAACTGCTGTAGCTGATGGTGATAAGGTTTACTTCTTGGATTATGATGCTATTAAGAATGGAATCAATACTTACTATAGATATACTTTAGGAACAGAAGCACCTTCAAAGGTTACTTTGCAGCAGTCTAAGGAGATAGAAGCCAGTGATTATGTTGAAAATGGTGGTCAGTTATCCTTAGATAATGTATATAATAAGGTTACTGTTAAAGACAGTCTGTACAGCTTTGACAGCATTATACCTAGTATCTGGGATGAGAACTATTTAACTAACTATGGTGGTAGCTGGTCTTATGTGCAGGAAGTAAATGAAGATGGTAAAGGTGGTATGCACAAATGTTTCTTTAAGTATCTAAAGAACAGCAACTATAAATGCTACTATTACAATAAGGCTACATTAGCACAAGTATCAGCACCTTCTACTATTAACTATGCTACTACACAGAACTATGTAGGTGCTACTATCTGTAAAGCCTTCTTTGATAAGGTTACTGATTTTAATAAGAAGTACAATAATATCAATTTTACAGACTATGTACTGTTACACGTTCATAATACTTATGATGGTAAACTAAGACCATTGTTTGAACTGGAAGTAAATGATAATAATGTTAGCTTCGTTGGTGGTTCTACCTATCTGATTATTAAGGGTAACTTCCTATTTATGGATAGGGAATCTGAAATGTATATAATGCAGGGGTATAGTAACAAGAATGATGACTTCAACCCTGCAAATCTTTATATAGACTGTAAGTTAAAGTATGGTAGTATGTACTGGAATGGTTCTAGGTGGACTACTACAGATAGTACATTCAAATTATACTTTGACAATCAAGGACAATCAGACCATTGTATTAATAGGATATTCCCTGTTAAAAATAATATTGATTGGAAGATGGGAATAGATGGTGAAGGTTATGCTATTCCGATGCCTAACACTGATGAAGTGATTACTGGTAAACCTACATTTACTTTATACCATCCGCACAAAGTAGATAATAGCTATAGATGTGATGCTGTTTGGTTATCTGACTTTGATATACAGGCTAAAGTTCAGAACTTCCAAAAGGAAGAAGAAAAGGATTCCGATACAGAGTATAGCAATATTATCAATGAGGACTTTGTAAATGAGATGGATTCAGAAGAATTTGCTATATGTACTTGGGATAATAAGGAATGTAACTATAGTGCGGTCTGCTATAGTGTTAATGGTACTGGCTTTACTTATTTGGATAATGTATATAATAAGGCTACTAAGCAGATGTATAGACTGGAAGAGCATCTTATATATAGACTAGTAACACAATATAGTACGCCTTCTGCTATTCTGAATCTGAACCTACAGAACAGGTTTAAAGTATATGCTACTATGACTGATAACTATCTTCCTAATAAAACCTTTATAGTGGATAGCATTACTACGGATTATAGATTATGTAAGCAGGAAATACGGTTAATAGAGAAGAAGTAATATGCAATTTATAAGGACAAACATAAATAAGACCTATCGTAATGGTGAACTTAATGTAAGTAATGTAGCTGTTACTAATGTTGGTGGTGGGGGTGGAAGTTCTTTTAGTGGGAACTTCCTACCTGCTGTTAATAATGGTGATGGTTCTTATACTGTGGATTTATCAAAGGTAGTGTTTACTGGAAACTTAATTGGTGAAGGTGAGATTACTGCTTATGGTCAAGGTTCTACAGGTGGTGGAAGCACTTCTACAGGTTCAGTTACTATTTATGATGGTTTGGATTCTGTAGCTGTAGATGCTGCTTTATCAGCCAATCAAGGTAGGATATTAAGAGAGATGATATTAGAAGCTGGAACTGGTGGTAGTACACTATTATCTAAATTGGAAGATGTAACACTAGCCAATTTGGCAGACGGTCAGATATTAAAGTATGATGCAACTTCTAAGAAGTGGGTTAATGGTGATGGTACTAAGGTTACTTGGACTAATATAGAAAGGAAGCCAGCAGCACTTACAGATGCTAATATAGCTAAGTGGAATGAGAACAGCCATACGCATACTAATAAGATTGTATTGGATAAGATAACAGAAGCCAATCTTACTAGTTGGAATAACAAACTAGATAAAGCAATATGGGATAAGGCGTTTTACTTTGATAGTGCAGGTGATTTAAGAGCAAAAGTTAATGTAATAGGTGAGAAAGAAATTAGTGCTTATGGTGCTGGAACTACTTCGGGTGTTGGAACAGTAACTATAGTGGATGCACTTACCAGTACAGCTACTGACTGTGCTTTAAGTGCTAATATGGGTAGAATCCTTAAAGATATGATAGATTTTAAAGGTGCTGTTTCTAGCTGGGAAGATATAACCGATAAACCTAGTTGGATAACATCTACAAAACCTTCCTATAGTTGGAATGAGATTGCTGGTAAACCTAGCACCTTTACACCTTCTGAACATACACATAATTATGCCAGTTCGGTTAAGGTGGGTAATACTGCTTATAATGCTGCTAGCAATGTTATTAGTTTACCTGCTTATCCTACTTTATCTAGTTTGGGTGCAGTCAGTTCTACAGACTTTAACGCACATACAGGTAACACTACATTACATATTACTAGCACTGAAAGAACCAACTGGAATGATGCTAATAATAAGAAGCATACACATTCTAATAAGTCTGTATTGGATGGAATAACATCTGCTAAGGTTACTAATTGGGATGGTGTAGTAACTAACTGGAATAAGGCTTTTTACTTTGATTCCAATGGAGATTTGAAGGTTAAAGTAAACGTTATCGGTGAGAAGGAAGTTTCAGCCTATGGTGCAGGTACTTCTGGTGGAAGTGGTAGTATTACTATAGTAGATGCTTTAACCAGTACAGCTACAGATGCAGCACTTTCAGCTAATCAAGGTAGAATATTAAAAGAACTAATTGATAATGTTGGCGGTGGTGTAAGTAGCTGGAATGATTTAACTGATAAACCTAGTTGGATTGGGGCTAATAAACCTTCATATACTTGGGCTGAAATAAGTGGTAAACCATCTACATTTGCACCTAGTTCACATACTCACAATTACGCTAGTACAGTTAAAGTAGGTTCAACAAGCTATAATATAAGTGGAAATACTATCAGCTTACCAGCATATCCTACAGTACCTTCTGCTTTAAAGAATCCTAATGCACTTACTATTAGTTTGAATGGTACTTCACAGGGTGCTTATGATGGTAGTGCTGCAAAGAGTTTCAATATAACAGCAGCTAGTGTAGGTGCAGCAGCTAGTTCACATAGCCATACTATAGCACAAGTGACAAACTTACAATCTACTTTAGATGGTAAAGCAAATACAAGCCATATACAGGCGTGGACAGCAGATGAATGTACAACATATACAAGCGATGATAATACAAAAGGTTGTACACCTGCCGCTATCAAGAAAGCATTTACTATGTTTACAGCTACAGCAGCCAATAAGGTTACTAATACATTAACTTTTACAGGCTATCAATCCAAGTCATTTAATGGTAGTGCAGCAGTCAGTGTAGCTATACCAAACAACACTAATCAGTTAACCAATGGTGCAGGATTCATTACTAGTAGTGGTAACGCTGGTAGTGCTACAAAACTACAGACAGCTAGAACTATTTGGGGACAATCCTTTAACGGTACTGGTAATGTAAGTGGTAGTATGACTGGAGTAGGAGCTATTAGTATGAGTGGTAATCTTACTATGGCACATTCTTCAATACCTACACTAACGTTGAAGAATAATAATAGTGCTGATGTACAGATTATACTAGATAGAAATGCTAATGCTAGCTGGAAGATATTAAATCAAAGTGGTACACTATACTTTCAAAATGACTGGGTTAATGGTAGTAAGGGAAGTTATTTTACAGCCTTATCTATTGCTTACCAAACAGGGCATATAGTTTCTAAAGGTAATATAACTTCTAATGGTGAGATTACAGCATATTCTGATATTAGGCTTAAAACAGACATTCAGCCATTAAAGAATAGGGGGTACATTAAACCTGTTACATATAAGAAGGATGGTAAGGATAGTATAGGATTCATAGCACAAGAAGTAAGGGAACTATATCCAGAACTAGTTATAGAAGATAATACAGAAGATAAGTATCTGTCTGTCAATTATGCACAGTATGTAGCTGTCTTACAAGCACAGATTATAGACCTTAAAAAAGAGATAGACGAATTAAAGAATATAAAAACTAAATAATATGGCTTTAGCAAGTTCGGGAATAACAACAAGTTTAGTCGGAAATACATTAGGCATATCAAATAGAAATGTAGGTGGATTATGTACTAGTAGTAATGTGAATCCGTGGAGTAAATGGAAGCCTATACATAGTACTGTATCTACAATGACTTTAGGAGAATTGAAGAATAGGAACTATGGAATCCAGATAATTCAAGCCAATAACCCTACTTCATTAGTAAGTGCTATTAAGGCTAATGGAAATAAAGGCTACACATACAATAAACCTACTGGTGGTTCTAATAGTCCTTATAGATTGGGGGACTTTAGAAATTATGAACATAGTGCAGCTATGCCTTTATATGCCACTTATAAAGATGGTGCTGTACAAAATATAGGCGGTGTAACTTCTAGTAATCACGCTTCTTATGAAAGACCACTGGCAGGTATAGAATCTAGCACACCAGGGGGTGATACTTCTAGTTTAACTTATCTTACTAAAGATGATATATATACAGTATATGGTACTGATGGAAGTAAGTTGAACCTTCATAGAGGTGCTTTAGTAACAGATGGTTCTAAATCTTATTGGTATAGTGAGAAGTTGTACTGGTGGACTACACAGATGCAGCAGTTTGCAGGTAAGACTGTACAAGTATATGAGTTTTTAACTAATGCTGTTAGTACACCTACTTCACCACATACAGGTAATGCTAATGATAGATTCTTAGCCTTACCTATACCAGTAGCATCTATACAAGTTAAGGCAGATGCAGTAGCAGGAAGTCAGAAGGTGCAAATTATCTTCAGGGCACAGCAAAGAGAAAATAATACTAAGTACTATGACTGGACTTTACAATTTAGTGCAGTAGGTTCTACTTATAGAGGTGGTACAATTAATAATATTGCAGTTAAGCTATGTAAGGATAACAAAGGTATTAATCAGATTGCTTCTGCTAGTGGTCTACCTAAATCACTTACAGTTAATGATGAAACTACTTCACAGATATATACTGGTTCACTTTATAATAATAGCACATCTTCTATTTGTTGGCTATGTTTATGGTTTGATAACCAGCTACAGAGGTCTATACAGGCATTAATGATAAATCCAGACCCCCCCCAATAATAAACACTATTAAACAATGACTAAAGAAATGAAGTTAAATATGCAGTTAGTAACAGCAGCTTTACTAATATTGGTGGGCTGTGGGTTACTAATAGCTGGATTCATAACAGCACCATTAGGAATAATAGACAGCAGTGTACTGGTAGCTTTTGGTGAAACTTGTACCTTTGCTGGTGCTTTGTTTGGTGTAGATTATCATTATAGAGTAAGAAAGTGAATAAATTTAGCCTGTAGTCTAGCAATAGATTGCAGGTTATTTGTTTATATGGCTACTTTGTAGTACATTTGTAGCGTGATTCTGATAGCACTATTTGTCTGAATAGCCAGTATAATAGTGTATTGGCATAATTTAAACTTTTTATATTATGCAAGAGAATCAAAAATCAATGAACGTTCTTTCTGTATTGGTATCAGCAGACCGCAAGGAACTGGGTAAAGTCTTTGGTGTTGGTTTGTATATTACAGACAGTGACACCGTAGAACAGGTTAAGGCTAAATGTGGGCGTTATATCGCAAGATATAAGGAATACATAGCTAATCTTAATGCTGTACTGGAAATTTCAGACGACAATTTGAAGTCTGAAATGCGAAAGGCTAAGGCTTACCGCTATATTCAAAATCTCGAAGAGGAGGATAGAAAAGCCTTGAAGGAGTTGATAGGTCAGTAA